CACAAGTGTTGGCGCATCATTATCCTAATGTGCCTAATCTTGGCGATATGACTAAATTTGAGGAGTGGAATAATGTATCAGATGTCGATGTTCTCGTTGGAGGAACCCCCTGCCAATCATTCAGCGTTGCAGGACTTAGAAAAGGATTGGATGACCCTCGTGGCAACCTCATGCTTACATTCCTTGCCATTGCTAACCAACATCGCCCCCGATGGCTGGTTTGGGAAAACGTCCCCGGCGTCTTGTCATCTAACGGAGGAAAAGATTTTGGAACCTTCCTCGGGGCGCTGGGGGAACTCGGGTATGGGTTCGCATACCGAATTCTTGACGCTCAATTCTTTGGAGTGGCCCAAAGACGCAGACGTGTGTTTGTTGTCGGATACCTTGGAGACTGGAGAGCTGCCGCAGCGGTTCTTTTTGAGCGCCACAGCCTGTCAGGGGATTCTGCGCCGAGCAGAGAAAAGAGGAAAGAAGTTGCCGCAAGCGTTGGAGATGGCACTCCAGTCGGTGGCCTGTGCGCCAGAACAGGGCTGAGTAATAGCGCACAAGATGCTCAACAAGGTCACTTGTTGCCTATTGCCTTGCAAGACATCACCGCAAGAGAAAAAGCACAGAACGGCAAGGGTTGGAATGATGATGGGTCAGCCTACACAGTCGATACCCACGCCACTCAAGGTGTGGCGCAGCCGATTCCATTGGGTTATTCCATAAGGGAAGACGCAAAAGCCAATACCTTTAGCGCAACTGAACTCAACGTATCAACTGCATTGAAGGCGTTGCAACCTGGCGTGCAGTCGCATCATGCTCAAACCTTTGTCGCCCAACCCATTGCTTACAACATTGCGCCGGGTAAAGGCGCATTGAAAGATGACATCCATGTAACTACTGCTGATGCCACAAAAACATTGGATGCATCAGGAAGCAATCCAGCAATGCATCAAGGCGGTGCGGCAATATTGCAACCCATCTCATTCAGCGCACAAATGTCAAACCCACAGACAGATGTGGACATGACGCAGACCCTGCAAGCCAAGAACCCGATGGCGGTGGCAGTGGGCGCATTCAAGCCAGGTCAGTCAGCGCAAGCGCACAGCATTGGCTATGAGAACGAGATGGCCCCGACCCTGGAAGCTGGATCAGGTGGCAACAACAAGCCAGCAGTCCATCATGGCATGGCCGTGCGCCGCCTCACCCCTGTCGAATGCGAGCGCCTGCAAGGTTTCCCGGACAACTACACAGACATCCAACCCAAAGGCAAAGCCACACCAGACGGCCCCAGGTACAAGGCACTGGGGAACTCAATGGCAGTGCCCGTGATGGCATGGATCGGCAAAAGAATACAAGAAGTGGAGCAGATGCAATGCAAGCCGAACAGATAGCAAAGGCGCTTGGCAACGCGAAGAGAGTTGGCAAAGGATGGTTGGCAAGTTGCCCACTGCCAACGCATGGACAAGGTCACGGGGACAAGAACCCGAGTCTCAGCATCAGTGACGGCGAAGACGGCAAACCGCTGTTCAAGTGCCACTCTGGCTGCGATCAGCATCAGTTGTTCCACGCCATCAGGGACTATGGCCTGCTGCCAGAGATCGAGAAACGCGATCCATTGGCATCGATCAAGCCACTGCCAGCACTCACGCCGCAAGTACTTGAGCACGAATGGGTCTATGTGGACGAGGACGGTGAACCTCTGTTTGTGAAGCAGAGATTTAAGACTGGCACGGCCAAGGGTAAAGACTACAGGCAGATGCGTTGCGTCAAGCAGCCTGATGGAACCATTGCCAAGTTTCCAGGGTTCAAAGACACGCGCCTGGTGCCGTACAGGTTCCCCGAGTTGTTGTCTGCAAAAACTGCAGGCCGCACCATATTTCTAACTGAGGGGGAAAAGGCAGCCGATGCCCTGGTATCGATTGGAGTTATCGCCACAAGCGCTCACGCCGGGTCAGGGTCATGGCCCGAAGAGATCACCCAGTACTTTGCTGGGGCAGTTGTCATCATGGTCCCAGACAACGACTTGGCGGGTTGGACGTACGCAGCCAAGGTGGCCGCGGCACTTATCCCTGTGGTGAAGTCACTCAGGATCTTGGACCTGCCAGTGGAAGGGTTGACAGATGATGCCTGGGAGTGGGTCAATGTCCTGGGAGGCACCCGTCAGGCACTGGTGGAGCTGGCAAAACTAAGTCCATTGATACGCCATGAAGATGATGTAACGACCCCGGAAAGATTAAGCGGTTCAACACCAAACGCAACACTAAACGCAACAAACGCAACTAACCCAGGCAACGTCCACCAAGAAACAGACAAGACTTACAAGCCCTTCAAGATTGAGAGCTGGCAGTCAGTCAAGGATGAACCCATTAAGTGGTTAATACAAGACGTGATTCCAGATCAGTCTTTGGTTGCCCTCTTTGGGCCACCAGCCTCATTCAAGTCATTCCATGCAATGTCCATTGCTGAGTGCATAGCCAGTGGCAGACCTTGGATGGGCAAAGAGATCAACGGCAGCGGGCCTGTTTTATACATAGCGGGGGAAGGGTACGGGGGAATAGGTGCCAGGATCGCCGCGATCAAGCAGCACCACAAGACGCCTGACTCTTCCCAGCTCTATGTTGTGCGCTCCATGATCAACCTCAGATCCAGTGCGGAAGACTTCACGAACCTGATCCTGGCAATCGATGAGTTGGTGCAGTTGATCGGCGTTCAACTGCGCATGATCGTGATCGACACGCTGGCACGGTCATTTGGCGGTGGCAATGAAAATAATTCTGATGATATGGGGGTCTATATCCAGTCATTGGGCAAGATCCAGAACCGCTACAAGTGCTCACTTATGTTGCTGCATCATGCAGGCAAGGACACGACAAAAGGGCTGCGCGGACATAGCTCACTCCTTGCCGCCGTGGACACGCAAATGGAGATCTTGAGGTTCACAGACTCCATGAAAGGGCAGATATTTCTGTCCAAACAGAAGGACGGCGAACAAGGTGAAAGGTACGGGTTTGAGGCCATCACGGTCGAAATTGACAGGTCAGATCTGGGCCTGGAAAACGGCAGCAGTCTTGTCATTGAGGCATCAGATGTTGGCGACATGAAGGACAGTGACGCAGAAAATAAGCCAGAAAAAAGCAAGCCAATTGGGGCAAAGCAGAAGATTGCTGAGAAGTCACTAAATGTTGCAATTAAAACCTTTGGCTCCATTATGGACACGCCAGAGGGGCGCAAAAACACCATCACTTTGGACCAGTGGAAGGCCGAATTCACGGCCATGATCGGGTCAGATGTGTCGCCAAAAGACCTTGCAACGTACTGGGGAAGGGCCAAGGATCATGTCATTAAGAGTGGCTTTGGGACCATCAGGAACAACAGCGTTTGGGCAAACCGCAAGGACGTGACCACTGGATTTGAGGCAGATGCGCTGCTCAAGGCTGGGAAGATGGCCGCATTAGTTGATGAATGAGTCATGCGATCGTTGACAATGTTATCCACCACAAATACCACAAACACCACAGATGTGGTACGGTTGTGGTGCCACATATACCACAAACACCACAAACACCCCTATAAGGGGTTGTTTGTGGTGTGGTATGTGGTGTGGTGTTAATTGGCAAAGTATTTATTGAATTGATGATTAATGGATTGGAGGCAAAAGATGAGCGCAAAGCAGGGTCAAGCCGGTCAGGTCAAAAGTCGCATACCCAGCCGTGGCGTTAAGCCAGATTTCCCGGCAACGGATTTTGAGATCAGGCAGGCATCATGGCTGGGTGAGATTGATCGCATTAAGGTGGATCAGGATCGGAAATGGGGGACTGACAGGTTGTGTACTTTAGTTGATGCTGGGTTTCGGGAGAAATTCTGGCAGCAACAGCAGCGGGTTTGGTCTGCTTGTCAGGCCAGGGACAGCGAGAAGCTCGAGAAGTCGGCAGCCGGGATGGTCAGGGCTTACCAGGCGCTCGAGGCTTGGGCAGTCCAGCACGCAGTGCCTGTGCGGCCAGCCGTGGGCGCGGTTGAGCACGTTGGCAAAGATGGGAAGCTGATGGTGGTGGTCGCCACCAAGCAAGATGCGGCTTGGTATCGGGAGAATCGGCCAGACGTTGTCGGGCAGCACGTTTGGTCCATGGAGGAGCTCGAGCTGCTGATTGAGGCCGAGATCTACCAGGCAGTGGTTGAGGCCAAGATCAGGTACGCTAAGTACGACCCGGTGGTGGTCAAGGTGG